AAGCGCACAAAGTTTGGAGCGTAACAAGATAGCGAGCGCAAGTCTATAAAGCTAAAAACCCACTTGAATTAACGAGTGGGTTTTTACTTACCTAAGTGTACTAACAAATCTATTGAGATACAAATATAATACAATTATTCAATTCGCAACAAAATAAATACAATAAAGTTTTAAAGTTATGAAAATCCAAACAATTGATTTAGAAATAAGAAACGAATTAGAGGACGGAGTATTCGCTATTTCGCTTGTAGAAAACCCAGCCATTGAAGAAAACTGGGTAGCACTATCAAAAGAACAAATAGAACTTAAAGTAATTGACGATGAAAAACGTATTGTTGTTGGATTCGCTTTAGTTCCTGATAAAGAGATATACCGTAAACAAAAAGTAGGCGGTGTAATGAAGGAATTTAATATTCGTATGTCGAAAGATACAGTTTCAAAAGCTGCGGAGTTGTTCATGAAAAACTTGAACGGTAAAAACTTTACTTCAGAACATGAGAAACCAGAGCAAGGTGTAAGTGTAATTGAATCGTGGATAGTTGAAGATGCTAAGAACGATAAAAGCAACATCTATAAACTAGGTGCAAAGGGTGGCGAATGGGTTGTAATGTCAAAGATTTATAACGACGATGTATGGAACGAAATCAAAGAGGGTAAGTACAAAGGCTATTCTATCGAAGCTATGTTTCAAGGATTCGAGCAATTACAATCTAAAGAGTTAACGATAATTGAAGAACTAGAACAAATCATAAATACTAAATAGATGACAGACGGACTAATATACGAAGCACCCGACGGAACGTTTCAAGAAAGCAACTTAGAGTACCTAGAACAGATAACAATTAACACAGGCGGTAATAATGTTAACTTATCAAAAGTTAATAAATTTGGTTACAATGCTGATATTGACACTGGCACAAGTCCTGAAATTATCGCTTCGTTTGGTGGTAGTTTTGACCCGTCTGTTAATGTCATTTCAACAGCTCAAACTTTCACGATAACTTATAATAATACAACAGATGGTAGTACTTCAACGGGTGCTAGAATGTTACTTATAAGTTACATAGATGAAGCGTTTGCAAGTGTTACAGCTTATCACACACTAGGCTCAACGGGAAGTGATGTAACAGCGTTTACAGGTGTAGGTATTAATAGAGCGGTGGTAGTTGTTTTCGGTGGTGAAATTTACAACGTTAACGATATAGATTTAACAGCAACAACAGACGCAACGATACAGGCGCGAATACCTGCTTTAAAATCAGTAACGCAACAATGCATTTATCACACACCAGTTAATAGAACATTGAAGTTAAATTTTATAAATATTTCCGCTTTGAAAGTTTCGGGCGGTGGGGGTGTTCCTGTTGTTAACATTGTAGGTTATTCTTATTCAAGAGTTACAGGCGGCAGATATGCAATTTTTGATATTGAACTTGATACAAGTATTGAGAATAATTTAATAATACCATTTTCAGACCCCATTGTATTTACAGGCAGGGAAGTAGTTTACTTTGAAGCGTCAACAGATGTAAACAACACTAAATTAAGTGTTCGTTTCTCAGGTGATGAGATAGACAGCTAGATAAAAACGCAACGAAATATTTACAATTAAAGAATACAAAACCTCACTTAATCGGTGGGGTTTTTATTTATCTCTTTAGCCTTTAAACTTGCTTCAATCTCACAATGAAAGTAGCCATAGCTTCTTTGCTTACCATCCGTAACTTTAGAAACCTGCCACATACCATTACCTTTATGCCATGAAACGTTTTTGTATTCACTAGCTGGTTTGTATTCGCTGTATTTTCTAGCTTCAAAGCAACCGTTGTTATAATCTTCTAATGACTTTCTATAAGCTTCACTTGCTTTTAATTCTGTTGAAAAAGACCCTAGATAATAAGTAACACCATTAAGCCCTATCATTGAAGAGAATTTATTACCCGATTCTTGTACCCCTAGACTTTTAACATCCCCCATTCGATGTCGCCACTTGTCTTTAGAATTGTTTTCTCTTTGACTGATTAATTGTAGGTTACTTAAATTATTGTTAAGTGGGTCATTATCGATATGGTCAACCACTATTTCGTAACCACATGATTCGTGGTTCAAGAATGACTCAGCTACTAATTGGTGTATTCTCTTTCTTTTTCTAACATTATTCACGTAAAGACAAACAGCCCTATATCCATCATCTCCTATTGAAGCTGATACACTTCTATTTTTTACAGTGCCGTTTGAATAGCTGAAAATCCTATTTACATTACCCAAGTCGCTTACAATGTAAACTCCCTCGTAACCTTTTACATCTTTCCAAATTTCCATAACTAATATTTTTTATTTAAAACAAATATACAAAAACGCAACAAAAAAAGCAAATAAAAGTCTCAATTATAACATAAATACAATAACAATGACAAACAACGAAGAACAAAAAAGCGTAATTGATAAGATGCTATCCAAAATTGGATTGACTACTATCAAATTAGAAGCTGAAAAAGTAGCTTTAGAGCAAATGAAGTTAGACGATGAAACTACTGTAATTGAAGCAGAAGTTTTTGAAGCTGGCAACCCTGTAATGATTGTTACAGAAGATGAGCAAATGATTCCTTTACCTGTTGGAGTTTACGGACTTGAAGATGGTAGAGAATTAGAAGTTCAAGAAGAAGGTGTAATCTTTGAGGTTAGAGAAAAAGCAGCAGAAGAGGAAGCTCCAGCAGAAGAGGCTCCAGTTGCAGCAAGTGAAAAACCAGCAGTTGCACCAGTAGCTAAAAAAGTAGTTGAATCAGTTTCTAAAGAATCTTACTTTTCTAAAGCAACAGAAGATGAAGTAATCGAATTGATTGCAAAAGTAGTTGAATTAAAACTTTCAGAAGCTAAAGTAGCAGAAGAAGTTGAACTTTCAGCAAAACCAATAGTACACAATCCAGAAAAAGTATCATTAGCAACTAAGCTAAATACTAAAGAAGGATTAACAGGATTTTTAAACAACATTAAATAAATAAAATAAACATGGCAACAACAACAAACGTAACTTCAAACTATGCAGGTGAAGTAGCTGGTGAAATCATCGGTAAAGCATTTAAAGAAGCGGACACTATTGCAAAGAACTTAGTAACCGTATTACCAAACATTCCTTTTCAATCGTCTTTACGTAAGATTTCTTACACAGATGGTAGAACAGATTATGCTTGTGGATTTACTCCAACAGGTGCAGTAACTTTAACAGAGAAATTACTTACACCTAAGAAAATCAAAAACGAGCAAGAACTTTGTAAAGAGGATTTCCGTCAAGCATGGGATTCTGCTTCTATGGGATTTTCTGCACACAACGATTCAATGCCTAAAGATGAGCAAACAGCTTTCTTAGCAGAGGTATTAGGAGATACAGCAGAAGCAACAGACCAAGATATTTGGCAAGGTTTAGCGGCTACTGATGGACAATTCGGTGGATTCATCGAAAAGTTTACAGCAGACGGAACAGTTATCAAACATGGTAATGGTATTACTGCTATCGGTGCAGCTATTACTAAAGCAAATGTAGTTTCTGAAATTGAGAAAGTTTTAGGTGCAATTCCAGTTGCTCTACGTAGAAAAGCTGATATGATTTTCGGTATTTCTCCAGACGTAGCTCTAGCATACCAACAAGCATTAATCTCTGCTGGTATTTCTAACGGTCTAGGTGGTGGTGATATGGTTCTTCAATATGGTTCTTACAAATTGGAAGTAATCAACGGTTTACCTGATAACACTATCGTAGTTTACCAACGTAAAAACCTTTATTTCGGAACAGGTTTGATGTCAGACCACAACGAAATCAGAATCAAAGATATGGACGAATCAGATTTAACTGGTACTGTACGTTTCAAAATGTGCTACACAGGTGGAACTCAATACGTAAACGGTGACGAAGTAATCTGGTACTTATCTACTGCGGTTTAATCTAACAACAATTAACAATCTAAGAGGGGAGGTAAAGAGCCTTCCCTTTTTTTATAAACATTAAATACAAAAATTATGGCTTGCGATATTAGCTTAGGAAGAAAAGAGGTTTGTAAGGATTCAATAGGCGGTTTAAGAGCTGTTTATTTTACCAACTACGACGATGTAGATGCAAACGGTTACACATACGATGTAACAGATACAGACATGATTGCTACGATTACAGGAGCAGTTACAATAAACGCTTATAAATACGAGTTAAAAGGTTCTTCTACATTTGATACAAACGTTGTTTCAAGTAGAGAAAACGGAACTACTTATTTTGAGCAAACAGCAAATTTGACGTTCAAGAAATTGACAGTTGAAATGCACAAAGAAGTTAAATTACTTTCTTATGGAAGACCACGTATTTTGGTTGAAGATAACAACGGTAACTTCTTTTGGGCAGGTTTAAAATTCGGTTGTGATGTAACGGGCGGAACTATCGTTTCGGGTGCTGCAATGGGAGATTTAAGCGGATATACTTTAACACTTACAGGAATGGAAGTAGCACCAGCGAATTTCGTGGATGCGGCTTCTAGTGCTGCTGCTGATTTGTTAGCGGTTGGACTTACTCTAGTTGAAGGAGCATAACAATAACTTTTAAAGCCTTGTGCGTTTGGTACGAGGCTTTATTTAATCTAAAAACAAAATGAGTAATAACATAACAAAGTTTTTGAATAGCCGTAACGAGGTTAATTTAAGTTCTGAAAAGATTGAGTTGGCGGCTGGAGATGATGATATTAAAAAAATTCAACAATACAACTCAGATGCGTTAGGGTATATTAATGCAATATTTCAAGCTAAAGAGAAAGCGAGAACACCAGTCAGAAAAGCATTTGATGAAGCTAACAGGGTGCTAAGTAAAATTAATAGTGATAAAGAAGATTTTATAAAAAAGGTTAAAGATTTGGGTATAAACCCAGCCGAACTTAACCAGCCAAAAGAATATGATAAAGCCTTAAAACTAGGCAATGACTACCTTAATAACATAAGAGGTATGCTGAAAGATATAAAATAAAAAAAACTCCACTAAATTACATAGTGGAGTTTTTACATTTTACACAAATACCTTTACTGCTATTTGTTATTGATATATTTGATTCATCTACATAAAAATACAACTCTCTGTACTTTACATCTTCTCCACAAGAACTACACTTTTGTAATTTATTTAGTTCTCGTTCTGTTTTTATAGTTAGTTTAATTCTTGGGTTGCTCATTTATTTTTATTATAAAAATCATTGAAATCTAGTATAGTGTATTTACTAACTGTCATAAATGAATCTAGATAATTATCATTATAATCTGTAACCCTTTTATTATTTACAGTGCTTCTAAAAACAGTTCTTTTTTTAAAGCCACTAAATTTTTGAATAGTAAAATTCACATCTGTTGAGCTAATAAAATCTAAGTAAACGCCAATCTTAAAAGTAAAGTCTAGAGACATAAATTCAAAGTAATTTATACGAAGGTAGTCTCTATCGATATGCTCAATCCAATACTTAAAATCTAATTCACATTTTCCACTTAACATAATTATTTCTTTTAGTTTACACAAAACTACAAAATACATTTCAATTAACAACAAATTATTTAATATTTAGTTTTAACAATACATGATATACTTACAAGAAATAGGAACAGCACAAGAGTTTAAAATTATACCTAGAAGCTACAT